TTCATTCTCGCCACTATACTGACAATTAAATTCATCGTAAGTGAAATACTTTAGATCAATCATCTATTATCTCTGCTTCAATGAAGTCTTCAGCGGGTTCTGAGTCTGACGATGCTATTGTCGTTTCACCAACACCGCTTATAGTAATACTGATAGCACTCTTACCACCACCAACCTTATCTTTTTCAAAATAAGACAGAGGAAGCATTCTATCCATTAGAAGTTTCCACGCTGCTGCCTGATTCTTGTGATCATCATCAAGTGCAGCGTTAAGAATACTGTCCATCACTTTACGTGACTTAGGTGAAGCAAGTAAACGAGCTTTAAATTCATTTATAGCAGCAGCATCACCGGGAGGTCTGCCCCTTAAGCCCCTACTGCCCTTCTTTTTTGAATCCACAAGACTTTTAGAAGGTCTACCTATCTTCTTATCAGACATAATAAACCTCCATAACGTAATCGTTCAACGTTATCGTTAGAATACCGGACAGGTGCATTTCAGTTTAATGACTACCGGAAGGTGCAATTAAGTTACGATAACGTTATTATTATAACATAAGTTTTTTAATTTGTCAAGCATTATTTTAATTAATATTAGACAGGCAGGTATTCCCTATGTTAACCACATCTCGCTTACGTCCTTTTTGAGGGGACTACGCTTCCGCTATCCGGCACAGATTCCCCGGTATAGTTTCTTAATGTAATCAATAGCTTACTGTTTCTAGACGATAGCGACATTTAGCTGCATTATCGCCTTAATTTCACCCTTTTTTGTATCTAGGTTGCTACAGTAACAGTTACAGTCGTCCATGCCCCTCCCCCGTCCTTGAAATCGACCCGCCTACGTTAAAAAACGTTAAAAATTGTTAACAATCCGTTAAAGTTAACGTGCCACTGTCCACACAACGACACAGCAACGTTAAAGTTACGTTAACGAATCGCCAGCGGCTTATGACTGATAGAGAAAACCTATAAGTGAGAGGCGAATCCGCACCCTATAAGCTATCAAGACCACGGAAGCAACTCGTCACCGTCACTGGTCAAAAAACATACAGCACATCGAAAGACCATACGACTTACGTGGTCTAATTGATCACATAATAACCAATGACACTGAGAGGCCATATAAGCCGATCTAAGCGCGTTTAGCAGTAAGCCTTGCCACGGTATCAATTACACCGTAAAAACGCTGAGAGACGATTCGCCTATAAAATCAATCACTTAGGGAAAGGCTGAATTACTATAGATAGAAGGAAGAAAAGAATAAAAAAATTTATATATTTATGTGTAATTAGTTTGCATTAGTGTTATTGGTGTGTTTAAAATAGCTCCATTGGCGAGGCACATAGACCAGCCATATACAAATGAGAATCATTATCAATTAGAGGACTAGCACAATGACCAACACAGCAAAAGACAAACAGGAATACCTTGACACGTGGAACGCGCATATTGAACAGCTACAAAGCCTTATCTGGGCTACTGATGACGAAGATGGTGAGACGCTATTTTACGCAATATGCAATCTGAAACAGGTCGTAAAAAACAACGCAGAACGTACCTATACAGGAGAGTAAGACAATGCAAACAGCACAACAAGTTGAAGCCTATAGAAAACTTAAAGCTAATAATCAACTAGGTAATATTAGCGGGTATAAAGCGTCTGAGCATGAGTTGTATATCTATCATGTGAAAGATTCTAAACACCATATTACGGCTATTCATACTTCAGGGCTGATAACTGAACACATAAGCGATAAGAAGGTAAACACACGGCTAATACCTATTAGAGTAAAATTCTCAACCGCGCAGAATAAATGGCATGTTTCTGGAGCTGGCTTTAAGAGGGACACCGTTGATACTAGTTCGGACTATCTGGATAAAAGTGTAAAGGACACAGCGATTAGAAAAGCGCGTAACTTTGTTTATATGAACACTGCGACACGTGGTCAGAAAACCCCCAAATTGCTGTTAGAAGCTGTAGTAGAGCATTCCGATCATTATATGATTACTTTTAAAATTGAGGACTAAAACAATGAAAAAAGACAACTACCAAGTTATTACTGACCGCATTCTGGAACTGATGGAAGAACACGGAACCAACTGGTGTCGACCGTGGAAAACACGGGGCAAGGCTCAGCCGATGGGTTTACCTTATTCCATGTCGACAGGTGACGCATATCAAGGCATTAACAGCGTCTTACTATGGTCTGCGGATTATGACAATCTACGTTGGGGCACCTATAAAGCATGGCAAGCAAAGGACGCACAAGTCCGTAAAGGACAGAAAGGAACTCAGGTTATCTGGTGGAACGTTATCGAAAAGAAAAACGAGGACAGTGGCAAAGTAGAAAAAATCCCGTGCCTTAAGGTCTTTTCTGTGTTCAATGCAGAGCAATGCGACAACGTGCCAGAAGAAAAAATGCCGGAACCCTTGCCGATTCCCGAGCGCAACGCGCGAGTTGATGAGTTCATTGCTGGAACTGGGGCTGATGTACGTGAAGACCCAAACCGTGCTTTTTTCATCCCATCAGCCGACTTTATAGCCGTGCCGGACATTGCGCAGTTCAAGGATGTTGAAGCGTATTACAGTACCTTACTCCATGAGCTGACACACTGGTCAGGTCATAAATCGCGCTTAGATCGCGACATGACTGGTAGGTTCGGCTCTCAGGGTTATGCTAAGGAAGAGCTGATTGCTGAGCTGGGTTCAGTGTTCCTATGCGCTGATCTGGGTGTACAAGATGAGCCACGTGCTGACCATGCCAAATATCTCAATAGCTGGATCAAGGCTTTGAAGGATGATAAAAAATTCATCATATCAGCCGCCAGCAAGGCAAAGAAAGCCGTTGCATTCCTGCATGGCCTACAGGCTGAGGTAGTATCTGAGGCCGCTTAAAACGCAACACACACGGCCACGGATGGCCTTTACATTAACCAACTAATGAGGACTAGAAAATGGATAGCACACTGATAATTGAACATCTTTTAGAGCAATTTACTGGGAAGTCTACTTCCATCCTTCAAGACTTGCTAGACGCGCTGTGCGATGGGGAGTGCCTGACCGCTATCGGGGTGACCGATGAGGACGTTGAACAAGTGGAGCTGGCCTACAACACTATCCAGAACTTACTGACTGAGAGGACTATATAACATGACTATTAGAACTGACAAAGATGGGCAGATAATCCCTAAAAGTGTACCTACCAGACTGCTAAAACACATTGAATTCTGGGACGATGAAAGGTGTCACGGTAACCCCATTCTGGTCACTGCCATAGGGCTGGCGCACAGTGACGAAAACACAGACAACGCTGGGCATATCTTCACAGGTGAGAACGTGAGGGACGTTATTGACGACTTGAAGAATGGTTTACCCTGTGCTTGTACCGTGTGTAAATCATACGACTAATTAACACGGCCACGGATGGCCTTTACTTTGCAACCAATTACAATTACACTTTAGACCTAACCAACTAATGAGGACTAACATAATGAAAACTTTACGTATTGAAATTAGAGAAAAAAACACTGGCAAGGTACTGGCTCACGGCAGGGTCAGGCATGATGCACCAAAGCTGGAAAGGCGCAGGAAAGCCCGTGTATTGCATGACAGGACAACGTGGCAGGAAGTGGATACTTACGTTGTGGAGCGTTTATTTGAGGATGGCGCACCTACTGAGGATACGCTAGAGGCAAAGTATTGCTCCACTGAAATTAATGAAATCGTTTTATAAATTGAGAGGACTAACACAATGAACACATCAGCACATTACTTCAAGAATCATAATTTGACATCCTCGCATTATGTGGATGATTTACCGCCACTGGATGCCCAGAAAGGCCGTCTTAAATACACCTCAGTCAATATCCACAATGCAGTGGAAGTGAAGCAAGAGGTCACTGTGTTATCGGCAGATAAGGCGGTGACTACTATAACCGTTATCGATGATAAGGGCGTTGAAAATGAAGTGATAATTTTCCACAAGTAAAAACTAATCAGGCGCAGGGACGCGCCACAACTGAGGACTATATAAAATGAAATTCGACCCGATAGAAATACAACGAGAATATGACGCGCTAGTCAGTAAACGCAAACTAAAAAACTTTTTATGTGATGCCTTGATTTATGCTGGCGCGCTAATTACACTTACAATAACAGCATACGCGCTGTTACCTTAAACCATCAAAAGAGGACTATATAACATGAAACTACTGCACACCCAAGCCGACACTTGCGGAACTAGCCTACAAGGCTACCAGACCGTTGATTTTGACGAACTGGTGAAAATATTTGGTACGCCTACTTATTCGCACACCGTTGATATTGATCTTGATAAGGTCAATTACGAATGGGCTTTGCTCTTTAAAGACGCAGATGGCAAGGAAATCAAGGCCAGTATTTATGACTGGAAAACTTTACCGCAAATCTCAACTGCATCTGGGTATCGCTGGCACATTGGCGGGTTCAATTATGAGGCAGTTTCGGCTGTATCTGAATACATAAACAACTGGAGGACTAACAATGGTCAAGCCGTTATCTATTGAAAAGATGTCATCTTTACGTAATGAGCTGTGGGCGAACTGTTATCAAAAATGCGTTGATTATGATGTAAGCATTGGAGACTTTGCCACAATTCTAGTTTCAATGGCCTCAGAGATGGTTCACCACGCATCATCTAAAGAAAACGCCATGCAGGTTTTGAATAGAGGCATAAAACTAGGCGAAAATTTAAACAACTGGAGGGAAAAAAATGAGAATACCTATTAAGATGACTGAACCACTGACCAAGAAAGTCCTTGTGGCTAATCCATGTCAGGGTGTGTGTTCAACTAGCACTGTGGCCTCGATTTTTTGCGTAGGATGTCACCGCCACTACAAAGACATAATACGCTGGAACACCTACACGCAAAGCCAGAAGATTGAAGCCATGTGGAGAGCAAATCAGCACCGCAAGCTCAAGGCTGAAGGTAAAGTAACTGACAATGAAGACTATAAACATGAACTAGAGGGGTTTAACATAAATGATTAACAAACTAAAAAAGACTATATACCTCCACAAGCTCCGTAAAGGCGCGCTGACGTTCACTTTCACTAAGAGGGATGGGACTACTAGAGTTCTGACAGGAACGCTTAAAAACGCTCCTGAGACTTCTGGAGGCCATCGTAAGCATACTGACGAGATCATTACCTTGTACGATGTTGATATACAGGATTGGCGGTCAATTCGCTTAGATTCAATTCAGGAGGTTAAAGAAGCATGAATTACAGGAAAGGCTACGCCCACGGAAGGGCGCATTCAAAAGAAAAAGTACAGGAAGCACTCAAACTGCGGGAATCTGGCTTATCAATGCGGGAGATTTCAGAGCTGACACAGATACCACTGGACACACTGAAAGGGTGGTTCAGCCGTAAACATACGAGGCATATATATGAAAACGAAATACATTAACGATTTTTGGGAGATTTACGACCGGAAGGCCGAAAAAGTAAAAACTACGGTCTACGGTACTTATCTTGACGCTGTAACGAAATACGGTGACATACCGTGTATTGAGATCAGAAGAGTGAAAGATAAACCAATAACTGCGGTTGTACGTTAACGTCTCGTTTTCGTGCCTCAGCAGTTGCACCTGTCCGGTACTCGAAAAAACGTTTTCGTTTAACGAATTCGTAGAGGGTAGCCGAAATTTAAAAGGAATTCAACTATGATAGACAAATATTATGACAAACCAATCAAGTCCTACATTCTGTGTTTACAGAAAGCTGTGAAGGATGTACGGGATTTAGATATGTCACCGAAGATGGCGGCTAAGCTATACTGCGTACAAGAGCATGATGTGGTAAAGTTGACACAGGAAGAAACAGAGTATTTCAGTTGGTGTAGGACATTTAAGACCTCTTATGAGTTTTGATTTTTTTAATTTGACAATAACCATCACCCTACGATGGGGAATAGGTTTAGACCTTGAATCCACTGGGGGTGATGTACCAACACTTGTGATTGACACCGATGGAACTGCTACGCCTTGCTTTTACAACGGTTGGACAATTCGCATACCTTTCATTATGTTAACTTTGGGGATAATTAGGTGATGGAAAATAAATACAAGGCAACTCACCAAGACTGCGATGACTGTGGTCATAAAGGTTGTAAAACCTATTTTATGGACGGCTGGACTAGATGTTTCAGTTGTGACGCTAGAAAAAAACAGGAATACGGGGGGCCAGTTCAGGTTCCCAAGCAAAACCCTGAAGGCTCAGAAAAACGCATATCCTTTGTAGACGCTGAGAACTTCATAAATACTGGTGATTACCGAGATATACCAGAAAGGAAGTTGACGGCCTTGACTTGCAAACATTTTAGATGTTTGTACACCGGAGATCGCACTTACTACGGATATTATGACCCTGACGACAAGAGATCACCGTTAGCCGTTAAGATTAGGTTTCCAGATAAAAAGTTCTCAATCACGAGTAAATCAAAAGATGTGTGGAATACCTGTGGATTGTTTGGGCAACAGTTGTTTAATTCTAACAGCAGTCGATACCTAACAATTACAGAGGGTGAATTTGACGCTATGGCGGCCTTTCAGATGACAGGGAGCCGTTACAGTGTTGTTAGTCTTAAAAACGGGGCCAGCGGTGCTTACAAGGATTGTCAGGCGGCTATGGACTGGTTGCAGACCTTTGAAGCAATATACATCTGTTTTGACAATGACGAGGCAGGACAGAAAGCGGCTAAACAAGTGGCTGGTTTGCTATCTGACAGGACATACATCATACAGCATAAAGACGGTTACAAGGATGCTTGTGACTATTTGGTGGCAGGACAGGAACGGTTATATGAGAAGCTGTTTCACCAAGCCAAAAAGCACGTACCCGATGAAATTATTAACGGTGCTGAACTATGGGAAGAGGTTAAAGACCCGCCAAAGCATTCAGACCTACGCTACCCTTTTGAAGCACTTAACGAAAAGACCTACGGAATCAGAATGAAAGAGCTGGTTTGTATTTGTGCCGGAACTGGGTTAGGCAAGTCTCAATTTATGAGGGAAATTATTTATCACATCTTGCAGAAAACAGACGCGAATATCGGCCTGTTAATGCTAGAGGAAGCTACTAGAACAACAGCGGAATCAATGATGTCGTTGCATTTAAACAAGCCGTTACACTTACCCACAACTGTGACAACTGAAGAGGAACGCAGAGAAGCGTTTGATGCCACAATGGGGACAGGCCGTTTTATGATATTTAGACACTTTGGGAGTAGCGACATCAACGTGATAGTTGACCGTGTTAAATATATGGCAAAGGGAATGGACTGTGACTATATATTTTTAGACCACGTTACTATGGTAGTATCGGCTCAAGGTAATGCAGACGAGAGACAGGCATTGGACGAACTAATGACCAAACTCAGAACAGCAGTAGAAGAGACTGGCGTTGGTTTGTTTTGTATTTCACATCTGAAACGACCACAACAGAAAGGCCATGAGGAAGGCGCGAAGGTAAGCATAAGTCACTTACGTGGTAGTGGCGGTATAGCTCACGTTGCAGACTGTGTTTTGGCGTTAGAGCGTAACAATCTGGCTGAGACTGATGAGGAAAGAAACACGACCAAATTGTCAGTGTTAAAGAATCGTTTCAGTGGGCTAACTGGGCCATGCGGTGAAATTAAATATGATTTGCAGACAGGACGTTTAGCACCTGTCAGCTCTATAACAACTGAGGGGGCTGTATGAAACTTTTAGATAGGATATTATGCTTTTTCAAGGGTCATGACTTTTTACACATCATGGGAGCAGAAAACGAAGTAGCCTTATGTATGCGTTGTGGGAAAGAAGCAAATGTATCAGATTAGTTATTATGATAATGTTACAGACGCTTTAGACGATGCGGAGTATAATGTTGAACATGAAAAGCAAAGCTACGCGCTTGTTTCCATGCTTGCGTTAATCCCTTTGAATGAAGTTGCAGACTTATCAAAAGTTATAGAAGTCGTAAAATATGTTGATCCAGAGCAGGGAGCAGTGGACTTAAAATATGAGATGTAGAGCGTGTGATGAGCTTCTAACGGACTATGAAGTTACACGGAAATCAGCTCAAACTGATGAATATCTTGACCTTTGTAATAACTGTTTTAGACACATACAGGACGATTTTGAAATTATAGACCGTCCTGATTTAAAACACTTACAAGATGAAATCGAACTAGAAAATTATGAAGAGGACTAAATGGTATACTTAGATATTGAGACAACGTTGGCGCACGATAAGATATGGTGTTGTGTGTTAAAAGAGGGTGACGAGTTCACCGTGTTTACAACCAGAGAAGGTTTACAAGACCGCATAAATCAGGCAACTCAAATAGCCGGACACAATATCATTGGCTTTGATGCGCCTGTTTTATACGATGTGTGGGACATAGAGATTCCACACGAGAAGCTAGTGGACACTTTGATTCTTTCTCGAATGGCTTTACCAGAACGCAGAAGCCACAGTTTAGCATCGTGGGGTGAAACGTTAGGTTACGAGAAGGGAGACTTCACAGATTACGATGCTGGGTTCAGTCAAGAGATGCTTGAATACTGTCAGCGTGATGTGGAGGTGCTAGAGAAGCTGTACGAGCGTTTACAGATGCACTTAGATAAGTTTCCGGCTAACTGCGTGGCGATGGAGTACAAGGTAGCCAGTATTATCAAGAAGCAGGAGCAAGCTGGGTTCAAGCTGAATGAGAGAATGGCAAACGGTCTGTACCATGAGTTCACAAATAAGATGTGGGCTATCACGGAAGAACTACAAAAAATATTTCCACCGATTGTTACAGAGCGATACAGCGAGAAAACAGGCAAGCGTCTTAAAGATCACGTAGAAGAATTTAATGTAGGTTCGAGACAGCAGATTTATAAACGCCTGACAGAGCTGGGCGCGAAGTTTACGAAGCAAACTGATAAAGGAAATCCGATTGTAGATGAGGCCGAGCTAAAGAAGATTGATTTGCCAGAGGCCAAGAAGATACTGGAGTATTTATTGCTACAGAAACGCTCTGCACAAGTTAAGAGCTGGCTAGAAGCCGTGCAGGATGACGGCAGAGTACACGGCAGGGTAATTACTTGTGGAGCTGTGACAGGCAGGATGGCTCATATATCCCCAAATATGGCACAAGTCCCTTCATTCAAATCTGAGTTTGGTAAAGAGTGTAGAGAGTGTTGGACTGTCGAGAAGGGTAATGTTCTTGTAGGAGCTGATGCCAGTGGCTTAGAACTACGAATGTTGGCCCACTACATGAATGACGAGAACTACACAAAAGAACTACTAGACGGTGACATCCACACGGCAAATCAAAAGGCTGCAAAACTACAGACCAGAGATCAAGCCAAGACATTTATCTATGCGTTTCTATACGGTGCTGGGCCAGCCAAGATAGGTCAAATTGTAGGTGGTGATTATCGTCACGGTAAAAAGATGATAGACGAGTTCTTACGTAACACGCCAGCTCTTGCCATCCTACGTCAGAAAGTAGCAGCACAGGCAAAATGTGGTTACCTTAGAGGCTTAGACGGTAGAAGGTTACTTGTCAGGTCAGAACACTCAGCTCTAAATACGTTGTTACAGTCAGCAGGAGCGATAGCCATGAAGCAAGCATTAGTTGAGCTAGACCGGAAACTAACAGAAGCAGGAATACCGTGCGATTTTGTGGCGAATGTTCACGATGAGTGGCAGATAGAAGCACCAGAGTTCTGCGCTAATCAACTGGGAGAGCTGGCAGTAGAAGCAATACGTGAAATGAGTTTGTATTTTAATATGAACTGCCCGTTAGATGCCGAATATAAAATAGGCAAAACGTGGGCAGAAACTCATTGACAGTTAGTAATTTATCATATATGCTTAATCCGCACCTTTAATTGGAGATAATTATGCACATAGTCAAGACTGGAGACTCAAAGATCAAACGAGCCAAACTTGAAAAAGACGTTTTAGGTGAGCTTTTTTGGGGAAAGTTCCGTGACGATCAGAGAAACGAAAAAGGTCAGTACACCTTTGAAGTACAGAATATGAGTGAAACCGCCTTATCAATGATGGACGAGGCTGGTGTCACTTACAATAATCACGATGAAAAAGGTAAGTACATCACGCTCAAGAGCAAGAATCCTTTTGAGTTTGAATTTGCAGAAGGCCAAGAGTTAGAAGAAGGTCAACTGCTAGGTAACGGTACTAAGATTCGCGTAACGCTAGGCTGGTATGAAAACAGCTACGGTAAATACCCAACGCTGTTTGGCCCTATCAGAATCATTGAGAGTGTCCCCTTCTCAAGAGAAGCTGATATAAATCGAGAAGCCATCTAGCATCCGTGAGCGCGTAGGAGCAAGGACGCTCCTATTTCTCTCTCTCTTATGATTCTCGTAGATGCCGACATAATATGCTATAGACTTGGCTACGCTACCGAGAACGACCCTGACGCTTCAGAAAAGCTAGTCAAAGCAATGGTCAACACCTACGTTGACAATATGCTACAAACCATAGTCGAGAAGCACCCCCGCTACACAGAATTCTATATGTTCCTAACAGGTAAAGCTAATTTCAGAAATGAGATTGCTGTAACTGCGCCATACAAAGGCAACAGGACAAAACAGAAACCCCGCTTTATCCCTACAATTAGAGAACATCTAATCCAGAACTTTGAGGCAGTCGTGTCAGAAAACGAAGAAGCCGATGACGCTATTGCTATCAAGGCCACAGAGAACAGAGATAACTGTCTTATCTGTAGTGTTGATAAAGACTTCCTACAAGTTCCGGGCCATCACTACAACTTTGTGACTAACACGTATCAAACAGTAAGTGACGAAGAAGGTATGTTTAACTTTTATCAGCAGATTCTAACAGGCGACCGTGTAGACAATATCATCGGCCTGACAGGGATAGGGCCAGTGAAGTCTAAAAAGCTGTTAGAAGGGTTATCTGAGCAGGAGATGTACGATAAGTGCGTAGAGTTATACGATTCAGAGGAGCGCGTAATTGAGAATGCAAGGCTCTTATGGCTCAGGCGTGAAGAAGGGCAAATCTGGAGTCCACCGTATGAAAATTCCAAGCAAGAAGAAGAAACGGACGAAGAAGCCACCTAAAGGCTACGACAGTTGGTTTGAGTATGATTTACATCATAAGCAACTCAAAGGCTGTAAGTGTCATTCCGCAACTGTCAAGTACGTTCAGTACAGGACGTATCACCCTGACTTCATTTTTCACGAAGGCAAAAACTCTATCTACATTGAGGCTAAGGGCCGTTTTAGAGACAGGCTTGAAGCTCGTAAGTATGTGGATATTGCTGCTGGACTAGGAAAGCATGATGAACTTGTTTTTGTATTTTACAACCCTAAAACCCCGATGCCGGGAGCGAGGAAACGTAGAGATGGAACAAAATTCACACATGGCGAATGGGCCGAAAAGAATGGATTTAGATACTTCACAGAGCATACCATCCCTTTTAGCTGGGGTATTACTTAGGCTCACTGTTTCTGTGGCTACCTTCCTACTGCTTTACTGGTGGTTGCTGTGAGTAAACTGTCAAAGCGTAGCATACGTCCTGATATGTTAAAATGGGGCCGGAAGGGTGAAGAAGAGTTTAAGGCGTTTCTTGACCGAAATGACTTTAGCTATAGCTGGGACGACACGTATGAATATGACTTTCTAGTGTCCGGTACTTCTGATTTCAAAGTTGACGTAAAGACTACTGTACGTGGGACTGATCCGAGAGACTATTACGATTTCAATATTCCCGCTTACTCAATAGATAGAAAAGTAACAGATATTTACGTCTTTTGCCACATAAACAAGAAAGACCCTTCTGTAGAGCTGATAGGCTGGCTTCCGTCTGACGAGTTCTTAAACCATCCAGAACTGATTTACAAAGATTCAGGCGATACACTTACTTACGCAGGAACAGCAGTTACTGAGCCTTTACGTTCATTACAATACAAACATCTGCACGATATGTCAGCCTTTAGGAACTTGCTATGAAGCATCTTGTAATACCAGACACACAGGTAAAGCCGGGACACCCGATAGACCATCTGGAGTGGGCGGGGAAGTACGCTGTGGACAAGAAGCCTGATGTGATAATCCACTTAGGAGACCACTGGGATATGCCGTCTCTGTCCACCTACGATGTTGGTAAGAAGTCCTTTGAAGGCAGAAGGTACGCCCACGACATACAGGCAGGGTTAGCAGGAATGGAAGCGTTCATGAAGCCCATCAAGAAGGAGCAGAAGCGACTGAAGAAGGGTAAGCGTAAGCTATGGAATCCGCGCATGGTGTTCTGTTTAGGCAATCATGAATACAGAATAGAAAGGGCGGTAGAATCAGACCCTAAACTGGAAGGGCTACTAAGCTATGATGATTTCGAGCTTGAAGAGATGGGTTGGGAAGTGTATGATTTTCTTCAGCCAGTTATTATTGATGGCGTTGTATATAGTCATTATTTTACTAGTGGTGTTATGGGCCGTCCTGTATCATCTGCTCCAGCGTTGTCTAAAAAGGCTATGTCATGTGTTATGGGTCATGTTCAGGACAGACAGATATACATCCACCCCAGAAGACCCGATGGGAAAGCACTAACAAGTATCTTTGCAGGTATCTTCTACCAACACGATGAGGACTACCTAAACCCACAGACAAATGGCTCGTGGTCAGGTATTTGGATGTTTCACGATGTGGCTGATGGGGAATTTGATTTTGTCCCTCTACCTATGAATTACTTGAGGAAGAAATACGGTGAAAGTTAAATCAGACAAGGTAGCAGCAGGTTGCCTGACGAATAGTAAAGAGTACGCAATTCTAAGTAAAGGTGACAGAGATGCTGTCATCATAAATGACTTAGGCAAGCAGTGGATCATCAAACTGGAAGGAGCTTGTCCTAACCTACAACCGAATGGTAGCTGGACTATCATCAAAGATAGCATAGACGATGCTACAGAAGAAGAGTGGGCTGAAGTAGGTAAGAAGCTACGAGATGAATCTTCTGACAAAGAAGTTGACAGTCCAGCACATTATAATACTGGAGCTGTCGAGTGTATCGAGGCTATAAACGCGACACTAAGCACTGAGGAATTTCGTGGCTATTGTAGAGGAAATGCGTTTAAGTATTTGTGGCGATGTATGTATAAAGGAAAGACAAAACAAGATTTAGAAAAATGCCGTTGGTATCTTGACAAGCTGATTAACAGTCTGTAATATTGATACTGTCTCAATGTGAGACATCAACTTAAACTTAAAATTTCTCTTTTTGTTTTAGTGTTTTATCTGTCCTTAAGGCCGTCTAGTTAGATAAGTTAGTCCTCGTCTAGCTAGGCGGTTTTTTTATCTCCCTTCATTCAAGTAAGTTTTTTCTAAGTCAGCAAACTCATTAGGGTACTTTTCAGCAAACCTCTCCAAAGTACCGTTATCTCTCATTGCTTTGTATATTCTAATTTTTACTTGAGGAGATGCGTTACTAATTTGAGTTCTCTCTTTTTCTTCCTGCGCTACAATGTTTCCTCCTGCTACCGCACCAGCACCTCCGCTAGAACTAACTTGTCTTGATCTTTCAACTGCCGAGCTTAACCATTCTTGAAGAGCTGTTTGTCCAAAAAGAAGTCTTTGCGCTCTTTGTGTAGACAGACCAGAACCTACCGCAATCCCTCCTAAAATACTTTGAAAAGCACTTAAAGCAAGAGTAGCAATAACAGACTCTGACCCTCTAGCCAGTCCAGAACCTTGCGGTATAGTTGGGAATAGTGCTGTTATATTTTCTTGAAAAGTAGTTAGGTTTGCCAACTCTTCATCAAGAGCTTTAAGTTCACTTTCTAATTTTAAAACTCCTTCTCTATTTGCCCTTGAAAGGTCTGCTGTTAGCCTTACTTTTTCTTTTGCTTTTATCTCTTGAATTTCAGCAGCTATTCTTTTCTTTTCTTGTAGAGCATAAGCGCGAGCTTGTACTGCCATCTCTTCTACTTGTCTTACAGTGCTGTTCTTTATAGCTTCTGCGCCATCCTGCACACCTTTATTTGCCGCTGTAATAGTGTCTTCATTAATTTTAGCTTCTTTGGCAAAAGGCGTTTGGTCACTAGCTGCTTTTCTTGGATTTATTTGTTGGGAAGCCTCTCTCCAATTTGTTGGAGTAAAAGAGCCTCTATTTTGCACAGTAGCATTAGTTACAGCTCTTTCAAGATACAGCTTCTGCTCCCACTTCGCTTTATGGTCAGCAAACACTTTCATTTTCTGAAGAACTGCTGGTAATTGGTTGTCTATACCAGCATCTATTACGTCCTTCAAACTTAACAAAATATGAGCTTGAAGGAAATCATTTGCTTTTCCTGCTTTGTAACTGCTGCTTACAAGCTCAGAAATAGAGTTTCTCAGTACCGCTAAGTCAGCTCCTTTTATAAACCCGCTTGAATCTGAAAACTGAAATATAAAGTTGTTTATAGCATCTGCCACTTGAGTGATAATCGCGTCACGATTACCCAAACCTAACACAGAAGGATGATCTTTGATTAAAGCTGCATAGACATCATCAGCCAATGTATCTCCGTTAAACTTAAACTTGTTATTGTCTATAAAAGAAAAGCCGTATTGTTTCCAAGCATCTCTTAATTTAACAAGAGCTTCTGCATTTTTCCCCAAGCTAAGAAGTTCACTAATCTCTTCCCTTAGTTTAACTGGGAAGGTCTCTGGGATAGATGCCAGCCACATTTGCGCCCTGAACGCTTGCTCTGTGCGCATTACTATTTCATCAGCTTGATTTGTTAGTTGCTGTATTTTTAGTGGTTCTTGCGCCCTTGTAGAAGTTTGTACTTTTCGGTTTGCTTCTTCTGTTGTTAGTTTATTGTCTGCTGCTCGGTTCTTTCTAGTGTTTACTAATCTTTGTGTTTCAAGTTTTGCTTTCTCAGCTAAACGCTTTGCTAACTGCTTAGACAAAGCTCTAGTTCTTTCTAAGTTGCCTCTAAAGTTCTCAACTTTTTCCATAGCAGGTGTAAGCCACCTTTGTGCTTGTCTGTCCATCATACTTCGAGATATATAGGCTTTGCTTACGAAATTTCTGTAAATCCAATCTACAGCTTTTCCGTACGTCCCTTCTGGTGTTGTCAGAGTAGCTGGGACAAAGTCTTTTCCCTTTCCTAAAGTCTGAGTATTTCTCCTTTTTGACACAAAACCTGCAATACCGGGAAAAATGGCAGCCAAAGGAGCTAACGCAACGCCCCAAGCAGCTCCTGTTTTAGCTCCTTCTGTACTGTCTCCTCCTAATTGTGTTGTCCCTGCTCCGTAGATAGCTCCTCCAATACCTCCCATTACAGCAGCTTCTCCGGTAGCCTGTAATACCCTACGTCCAGTAGACACAGGAGCAGCAGCTCTTTCAATACCAGCTAACTGAGGAACACGCTGTTCCATTTGTTGCAAAGCTCTTTGCGTTCTTGTTAGTCCGATACCCGTTACAGATTTAAGTTTATCTGCGCCAGTAGCGAATGCTTGCAGTGCTTTTGTCGCGCCCATCTTAATAGCAAAATTAGCAGGGGAAACAATACCACCAACAAGCTGAAGACTAAAATTGGCATAAGGATGGTCTTCTGCAAATATCCTTCTATCCTCTTCTAAGTCAACCATTGTCTCGTTGTAAATATCATCCCACGATCTATTAGAGTCATCTAACACACTTGTGGCTAATGCAGACACTCCAGCAAATATCTCATCTGAAAAACCAAAAGTTAGACCATCGGCAACAGCTCTCGCTACCATAGTAGGGTCTTCGTACCAAGTCGATTCTGTTGTAGGTAAGCCAGCAGCTTGGTCAATAGCAAGAGGAGTAGCTGAAAGAATGCTCTCATTAGCAGTCACCAAAGGAACTGCACGATTTACTACTTCTCTATCTATTTTTAGCTGACCGCGTTGGAGTTGCTGGGCCACTTCAGGGCTTACATTACTTCCGTCAAAGGGCACAGAAGCGTCTTCTCTAGGCAAAGGCATTTCTGTTACGGAAGATGAAGAACGGCTGCTTCCTTCAAACGGGGCGGGAGTAACAGAGCCTGTCTCTCTCGTCTGCTCAGAAGCACTCGCTTGTGCGCTGGCCCCTACGCTAACCATAGGCACAGCTCTAGCTACAACAGCTTTGTCTATTTTAATAGCCATTAATTATTACTCCCAAAAGGCATGGGTACGACCTCAGAAGACGGTGTAGGAGTGAATGGTACATTGCTCCGCTGTTGTGGAGCAGGAGGCGCAGGAGGCTGAGGAGGCGTCTCCATAGCTGTAAGACCATCACGAATACTAGGTGTTCCTATAACGTCATAATGAACACCTTTCTCTTGATCGAGCACTATAAACTGATTACCTGTAACTGGGTCAACCATGACTGAGGTAGCATAAGCAGGGTTACTTGTATCCACGTAAGGATATAAGCCTTGATTCATTCTTGTTACGTTCATAAGATGGAACTTAATCTTTTCTAGTCCGGGCCTCCAAACATCTCTGTTACCGTTATCAGGTAAAGAAGCGATAGCTGACTGCAAAGCCTCAAATTCTTTTATCTGAACACTGCCAAGACCTGTACCCTCTCCTCCCAGCTCCGCACTGACAGCTTTTAGTTCTTCTATCTTGTTGAGAGCTTCGTCAGATTTTAATGATGTTAATAGAGAATTGAACCTTATTTGGTCTTCACTGAGGTTTGCTAGAGCAGGAAGGTTGCTGGTCAAAGTAAAAAACCCACCTAACTGATAAGTGCCACTTGCATCGTTGACCATATTTAAGGCGTTCTGCACAGTATCCAACTCATTGGCAGCTCCACCAATTATCTGCTGTCTCTGCAAACCCTCTTTCATAGTCTTATCAAGTATCGCAGCAGGAGTTGTTACATCACCTTCAAAATACTCATTTACACCTTCAATAGTGGTGACATATCCAGCCTGTATAGCTCTTAACAGACGCTCTCCATCAGGATTCCCGCTTTCTTGCCCGATATAGTTTCTTTCTATCGCGTGTTCGAGCAAAGGTTGAGGATTAACTGGTTTTTCTGCTTGCGGTGTACCGCCTAAACCAGAAGAAACTTTAGATAAATCATCGCCTACTTTTATTGCTTTCAACTTATCTGGCTTGTTCCATTGGTTGTCATAAAAGAGGTTTCCATCTTTGTCGGTAGGAAGGGCTAGTATAGACCTCTCTCCGGGTGCTGTTTCAATACTGTAGTTAGAAGTTTCGGCTTCTCCGCCCGGAGCAAGTCTTTCTCTGATAGCTTCTAAATCTTCATAAGTAGAAGCTGTTCTTATTTGCGCAACATCTCTAGGATCAGTTGCAGTCTGTAACAAAGAATTTTGAAGATTAGTATAGTTCATTGCTTTGTACGCTTCTTCTTGTTCTTTTTTCTGTAATTCTGTAGCACTTGTAATAAGCTGAAGATACTGTTGAGACAACCCAGCTTGCTGTGCTAATTTAGCAGCCTGAAATTGTCCTGCTGAAGTGTTCATACTAACCCCAGCTTGTGCTAACTGATCGTTAATCTTTTCAATAGGACTTCTGACATCAACACCAAACATACCAGCTAAGTTTCTTTTTTGCTGGGACGCAGCAGGAGCTACAGCAGTCATGCCTGTAATACCTCCTAAGAGGCTTTGTCCCACTGCTTGTTGAGACTGTGGTTGTTGCTGTTGAGCAGCACCAGCAGAGCTTCCGGGTCTTAGTTTTAAAAGCGGGTCGATGGCTCCAAGTAAATCAGGTCTAGCCATGTTAAATATCTCCTACGTTTGATAAGTCAATTTGACTATAATCAACTTTGTAATAACCGTTATCAGATAACAGAACAGCTTCAGGCATCGTCTTCATAACCTCTTGCGCCAACACTCCAAACTCAGGATTCTTACCTGCTAGTTCTTTACCTTTTTCATTCCACTTCCAAGTGTATAAACCAATATCTTTATTTACTTGTCCTACTTTTCTAATGTTTTCTTTTAAACGCATATCAGAAGGCATCATACTAGGGGCATTCCACATACCTGTTGTTGGGTTCCATCCAATCGCACTACCGAGAAGGCCAAGACCCTGCCCTGCAACACTTGTGAAAAGACTATTTGGCCCACCACCAAAAACATCTTTTAAAAGCCCTTCTAAATACAGTCTTTCAGTTGCTGCTGCGTTTGATTCTCCACCTAACAATGCTTCAAGACCACTCATCCCAAGCTCTCCCTGAGTAACGACACCTTGTAGTCCAGCTCTAGTACCGAGTTCAGAGAGGTTAATAGCAGGTTGTAACAACTGAAGAGCTTGCGCTTGTGGTAAGAAAGCAGCTTGCACACCGCCAAGTCCTAACTCAGACTGAAGTGCCTGTTGCTGTCCACCAAGACCAAGAGCCTGTGCTATGAGTCCTGCTTCTTGTCCTCTTTCGGTAAAGGCTTGCTGTCTTGCTGTTAAAGCGTCAGCAGCTTGTTGTTCTTGTATTGCTTTCTCCATAGCAAACTGCTCCGGAGTGCCTCCGAACATATCTGTTCTAACGCCAGTGCGTCCTTGACTAAACAGACGCTCTTCTAACCCAAGTCTCTGACGTTCCTGTTCAGGCTGTCTAAGAGCCTGTAGCTGACTAAAGATGTCCTGCTGTGCGCCTCCAAGTCCCTGACCTAGCAGCATCCCTTGAATACGCTCTTGCTCTGCCTGAAGTGTTCCCGGCCCAATAGCACCAACTAACTGCTGTGCG